CCTGAAACAGAACAGCCAACATATAGGGAAGATTGATTCAAATATTTATGACCATAACAGGTAAGGGTAACAGCATCAAATATACCTGCTTCATATAAATCGCAGACAAACCAGGGCGGTGAAAGAACCTCTGTTATCCTTCCTATTATGGCCGTACCTGATTCTTCTATAAATTTAACTATATTCCAATTTCTACTGTTACGTTGCTCGACTTCTACTAAATCATAGGCATAGAGTATCATGTCTAAGTCAATATTCTCACGTCTTACTTCGACATTTCTAGCTGTTGGGCCGTCAAGATAGCCATTTTTATATATATCACACTTGAAGCGGTACTGATTCAAGACAGTTTTAATAACAGCCATATAGTTCTTTTTATTATCGGTTTCATCTCCACCACCCGGAGGCCATACTAAGATTTCATAGTCTACTTCTGAACAATCGAGGTAGATAGGCATATCTTCATCATCTGCGTCCCAAGCAAGTGAACTAACTTCCATTGTACCTGATAGAACTGGCAACCATATATTATAATTTATTTCATTAGTTGTTGAATTATATTCGGCATTTTGAACTATGCCCTTAACTGGTATAGTAGATATGTGCGAAGAGTCCAAAGTTATACAGTCAAATGAGTCTAATTTTATTGTATCTACTGGCGTAATAAAAGACACATTCTTCCATAGATTTGATACTCTATTGAACCAGAAATCGACTGTCTTTTCTACTAGACTCTTTTTATTAAATATAGTTATTTGCCACTCATCTTCTCTAGTTCCATATAAGTCTATATTACCTACTTTAACTATTTTATGTTCAGGTGTAGTATAGTTAGGTTGCCACCGAGCTGTAACTTTAGTTACAAGATTCTCCGAATCTGAAAAAGATATTGCCATTGTATCAAGAAGTATACCACTTTCACCTATAGTTAATTCGCTATCAGGTTCAAGTGAGAGATACTGAATATATACTTTAGTCCCTTCATATCTAAGTGCACATCTAGCCTGCCATGCTATATCTTCAATAACAGATAAGAGATTATCCTTATCGAAAATAGCGAAATTAGCTGGATAGTTTTCAAGAAGTAATGCAATAGCATTAAAAGAAGTAAGGTCTACAGTCATATCTGAATAAGTTTCTATTAAATACTGTATTATATCTACTGCATTTGGGCCTATAGATGACTCGACAGTAACATATAATTCGTTACTATCCCATTTCTCACCTATGCGTTCAGTTAAAGGCTTAATTAATCTAATATATGTACATACTTGACCTTCAACAGCAGTATTTAAGAATTTTGTATAATAAGAAGATGGTACAGCAGTAAGTTCTTGCCTACCCTCAATATTCCTATATGCTAGTACCTCTTTGATACTAGTCGTAGGAGTACAGCATACTATGTTATATGTCCCTAGATTCGTATTTAAGTATATTGTTTCACCCGACTTAAAGTAATAATTAGTTATACCATTATTAATATTAGGCCATGACCTGCGGGGTAGGCCACAGACTTCCATTATTTTGGATGTTGGCCCTACAAGGAAACCGGTATCTTCTTGTGTCATGCCAGCAAATTCGCCCTCTCTCCATGACCCTTGAAACCAGCACTTAGCTCCAACTTGCTTATAACAGAAATTCGAAGAGTATGTTGTACCTGTAACTATTAAAACATAGTTACCCGCAATATAGTTAGTAGAGTCAGCAAGCCAGAATACGTTTGAGTCAATATTATCTGCATCTGCCAAATCACGAGCAGCAATATCGAGTGATGCAAATTTAGGTAAATTAATCTCATTTATAGTAAAAGTATCACCTTCAAAGACTCCACGTATCCAGATACCACTTACTGAAATAGTTATAGGTTCACCTTGATCGAATTCCTCCGAAGAATCAACCTTAAATGATGTTGATTCTTCATTAAATGGAGTAGTAACTTTTGCTGAAGTCGCTGGATTAAGGAAAACAGCAGGTACACGTCTAGCAATACCAAAGCATAAAGGCCATGCTTTATCTAATACGTCACTTGAGTAGTCCCCGTCACTTAAAGCGAATCCTATCTCTTTATCCTCTAAAATAGAGTCACAACTGAAATCACAAACTCTTTTACTTTCATCCCAAGTTGATTTATTTATATAGCCCCTATAGAGAACTATTAAGTCAGCCTCTTCGACTCCAACGAAATATAGATAAGCAATACAAGGTACCCTATATGCTACTTTAGTATTTAATATACTTTTTAAGGAGCCGTCTAAGTCGTCCAATGAGAAGTCGATTGATGAAATCTGAGCAGAAGATGAAACTTTTATTTGCGATACTAGTGAACCTATATCAAGTATTGAGCCTAGGCACTGTTTTGTTCCAATAGTAAATGTCTTTTCTGCATAATACTTAGTACCGAAACTACCACCCCATTGTACTTCTATGATTACTGATGTTTCAGTACCGTAGGGTGTACTAGCTTTATTTTGCGCCTCAGTTGTAATTTCCTTAGGCATTACTCACCTCTAGTTAGTCTATATACTCCATTACCTACGCTGTCAGCTTTAATATAAACACCACCTGCACCAAGAGGAAAAAGTTGTGAACTAAATAGAAGTAAACTAGCTCCAGTTATATAATTATATTGTTCTACGCCGTTACCGGTAAGAGCAAGTATATTATTATCGGAGCCAGCAACAAGAGGTATAGGGCCATTGAAAACAACACTAACAACTGTATCATTATTGAGTAGAGTATAACTTACGTAACTATCACCTATCGGCATAAAAAACTGACGGTAAGTAACAGCTGAATATATTTCACCATTAAGTTGCACACCAGCCGCGTCTGTTTCTGTACCACTTCCCCAAGTAGATATAGTTACTGTTGTAAGAGGCACGGCTTCTTCTGGGTCAACTTTATGGATGTCAGCCTTGAAGAGTGCATAATCATATGTTTCAGCATAGGTACAATAGTATTGCATATACATTTCAATATGTGTCGCCCCTTGCCTTAGGGCAATAGTGTACTTTCCTTTAATCTTAGTAAATGTCTCGGCATGAGTGAAATTTTCAGTGTATGGAGTTCCTATAACTTCACCATCAGCAATACCGAAAGTATAAACATATATGGGTAATGCCCCAGCAACAAGATTATCTATATCTACGCCAACAGAAACTAGGTCAGTACCGTCAAAGAAGGTAGTAACTCTATCAGGTGTTACTGCTTGCTCTTTAGTATAGACTATCGCTCCAGTTGCTGGAGTTATTGAAATAATATCTATTGTATTAACGGCTTTCTGATGAACAACTATAAAAGTAGTGCCATCATAGAAGACTTGAGTATCATCAGGATTATATACAGTGCTTCCTGGGGCAAAAGTTATTGATGGGGTGAATACCCTACCATTGAGTACACCTAGAGCCCCTATAAAACCATTGACATTTCTAGTATCATCGATTCGGTAAATCAATCCACGAACTAGAGCAATATCTGTATGAGGTTGATATGCAAATACCCACCCCTCGCCATCTGAACAATATACTTCACTTGGGGCATTATTTTGTTTAGACATAAACACTTTACTAGGATAAAACTTCATAACTTAACTCCTTCAAAGACAAGAGCCACAGAAGTGTATTCTTTCCTATCTGCGTCACCGCTACCAAGTGTAGCAGTAATTAATTCAATTGGAGTTGTTATTAAATTACCATACCATACAACATTATCCCAATCTGTAAAGAATATTCTAAATCCCTCAGAACTATTAAGGAATTCTAATAAATCTTCTGCTTTCTTTCTAGATAAAGTAGATATATTTATAGTTAACCGTTTCATACCTGCTGTCTTAATATGTGTTTTTATATCTCCGTTCATAGAATGTTTTACTTGTAAGTCGCTACCTATAACTTCTTCATTCTGTAAATCGGCATCTGGTACAATTATAATACGAGAAGCGTTTCTAAATCTTATCATTCTAGCTCCCCTTCAAATTCAAACTGAGCAGTATAATAATTGTCTGGTTCTTCATTAAATGCGACAGCCGGAGTTATAATAACCCCGTACCACTGTCTATTTTCATGGTCTAGTATACCTATCTCTTGCCCATATGAATAAGTAAGGAAAGTTTGAAGGTCGCTTTTCTGTTGCGCAGTCAAGAAATTAAAACTAAATTGTAATCGACGTATTATCGGTCTACTAGTAATTTTTCCAGCCTTTAATTCCCCACCTACAGTATACCTAACTATTAATTGTGACTCAGTTTTATCTACATTTCCAAACTCAGGTGACCTTAAATCTACTGAACCATCGCCATATGTGAGTCTAATACCTTTTCTATAACCTATACTTTCTGGACATTCAGTAAGTGAGTCATACAGAGCAGTTTGAGTTAAATATAAATTACTAATTATTAGGCGATTACATATAATCTGATATACCACCGAGTTAACAAAAGCAAGAGTATTATTATCTTGATTCTGTTTAATGGCATCCACAATATCCTGAAGATTAAATGCTTGTATAACATCTTCCGTTAAAGTTTTAGCTAATATTGAGTCTAAAGTCAAGACTGTAGAAGCAGAGTATGATATATCTCTTACTGCAGTTGTTCCAATTAAAACATTAGTTACAATTGTTTTAAGTAACTGTAATCCTAATGTCTGTCCAAAAGTTATGTTTGTTGCTGCTCCATATTTTTCAAAAGCCAGATTCACGGCATCAGTTATTGTTAATCCATTTGCAAATGCTCTGGGAAGTGGGAAAACGTAATCAACAACTCCCTCAAAAGATAGAGAAGTTTGGAGTGACCTAATAACACTTTGTATCACCGTTGATTGCAATGTAAGGTCGTTTTGAGACCCGATATTCAAGAGGTAATTAGCAATCTGTTCAAAAGTCAACTCTGTCGTTGTTCCATAAATTTGTTCAAGGTCAACAGCATCATTAATAGTTATGGCAGTTGAAGTTGTAAGTGTCTGTATAACTGATATAGCTTGACTAAAAGTCAAACTATCAGTAAGAGTAAGCGTATCAATGAAACGACTTAAATCAGTTAGTCCTATACTATTACTAACACTTTCTTCATAGATTGTACCGCCTGCAGGTGGGGCATAGTATGGAAATCCTAAAGAAAAGTTAGTAACAAGGGGTGGCCCTTCTTCTTTGTCTGGTGTACCACTCTCAGTTAAATCTTTTTCTCCTACTATGCCATCATAGCCGGCATCCATAGCAAGGGGATAATATGCTACTAGATTCTTTGGAGCAACTTGAAGAGGTATTGCTCCAGCAGCAAGAGCCGCTATTTCTGCAGCACCTAAAACTATATTCCAGACTGCTACATGAGCAATGCGACCTGAATAATAATTTCCAGGTGTATCATTCTCATTGCGTCCAATGGTAAATCTGCTGCCTCCTGATATACTAACAACTTCGACAGTACCAGAACCACCACCATTAAGATAGATTGTGCCATTGCCCGTAGCAGGACTTGTTGCTAGAACGTGATTCCATGCATTGGCAGTATAACCAGTAGACGTAGAAGCATTAGTGTATGCTGTACTATCCCAATAACGCAATCTTACTGGGTCTCCAACAGCATGTCCTGCCAGAATAATACTAGCGTTAGTTTGATCGACACCCACTTGGCCTAAAAGTAGCACATGCTGAAGATTTGTAGAATCAGTCGGATATATCCAAGCAGCCATAGTAAAAGGTTCAGTTGAAAGAAGTGACCACGTAGTATTTGTTAGATATTCCGAACTCGCACTTGCTAACTTTACTGACATTGTTATTCCTCATATAGTTCTATGCCCGCCAAATAGAAGTCACCTGTTGCTGTATCGTTGGTACCATCTGCAGCATCACGGCGAATATGAAGTATACATAAATCACCAGCAACAACACTGTCTTTGTTAGTAATAGTACAGGCTCCAACTACTAACTCTCCTGCATTTGCATCTGCCGCTATATTAACTGCATTGGCGCTATCAAAACTCTGAGTTGTATTTAGATTCAGGGCATCAGAGGCTGATACAGCCTCCATCCTAACTTCTATATCTGCATTGCCTGACGTTGCACTTGCAAAATGCCCATGTATACCAACCTTTAAGGTTCCCGTACCAAGATAACCTGTAGGCATTATAAACTGCGGAGAATAGATAGCCTCTTCTGCTGTATCATCGAAAGCCCAACGCCATTTACTACCCTTAAGAACTAGGCCAGGAGCCACATCACCAGCTACAACTGGAAGGTCGTCTCCACGAAACTGCTCTGGAGAAATAGTCAAAAGACTAACTTTAGCCATCATACGCCTCATTTCTATGTGATTCAACATAGGCCGCAGAAATAGTTGTCATGGTTGCATCGTCTGCCAATACCTTTAAGGCAGCTATCCAAGTATTAATAGCTGCTATTCTTCCTTGTAAAACTGTGCCAGTTATAACTGGAGTATTAGCAAGATACTTCGCTTTTATTGCCTCTAGATTTGCAACAGCGAGTTTTACTCTATCTTGCTCTAGTTTTATCATATTAATAAATGTTTGACACTTTTTTGAATCAGCAATTGCCATTTACCTTTCTCCTTTATACCTAGTACCGCAATAAAAATAGGGGCCAGACATTTTCTGGCCCCTATGAAACCTATGCCGCAGTAACCGTATACGTAATCTTAAATTGGTCATTATCCTGAACAGAAACACTACCTGAGAAGAGTGCTGTAGCCCATAGAACACCACTAGTTCCAGACATAGTAGCGTCACTACAAACAAACACGCCTCGAACTGCACCAGTATCGCTAATAGTAAATGTTAATGCTGTGGCATTAGTTATAGAGCCGGTGGCAGCCGCACCCTCAGTCCAAGCAATTCTAGCAGCTTCATCGAAATTGGTAAATTCTGCCCACCCAGCATGACTAGTCATAACATCGGCGGCAGCTACAGCAGAGTATCCAGCGTTATCTATTAGTCCTACATACCAAGTAGTAATAGCAGCCGTAGCATGGAACATCACATCAAGAATCTTATTTAATCCTTCTGTAGTCACGCCGTTCTTAAATACTTCCTTATGTATAACTTCCCCTCCCCTGATTTGCTCCATCAACATTTCGCCTCTGAATTTCAAATCATTCTTCTGTGCCATTAAAATCTCCTTACTCTGCCAGCACGTATCTCCCCATGTATAGCATTAGCTATGCTCTGGGCTGTTTCTTTGGATACGTTATTCCGACTGGTTACATTAACTGTTATATCTCCAATTGTCATATTTCCACCACCGCCGCCGGCTGCTACTCTATTACCGGCATTCATTGCCACAAGTTGTGGATAGAATCTAGCAGTAGACCTGGAATTAACTACATATTCACCTGGAGTAAGCATAGCTGGTACTGTATCTCCGCCTGAACTGAATCCTCTTATTACTCCACCATAATGCTGAGTCTGGATACCTTTCCTAAGTTCAGTAAGAGCATTTAATTTCTCAATAGTCTCATTTAATTTAGTAGTTGCTGACGTATTAAGTTTCAATGCAGCTAAATTTTCATCCTGTATTCCTATTTCTGCTTCAAGAGTTAGATAAGATATTTTATTAGCTTCCATCTCTCTTAATTTTTCTGCTAGTTTAATTAAGTCAAGTTTTGTACTCATTGGTAATACGGCTTCAGGGATGAGTTCTTCTCGTCTAGCAGGACTGGCAAATCCACCACCAGTATCGAGTCCTACTTTCTCTCTACTATTAGCTATAATATGGTGAAGTAAACTAATCAGTTTATTATAATCGGTAGTTTCTGGTGTATTCTTTAATATCCTATCTAGAATATACTGTATTCCCGCTCCTTCAGCATCGAACCAGTTATTTTTAATCATGAAAGATGGCATATTCCTTAACCAGTTATTACCTTTCTGTGCCTTTAATTCAGTAGCAACAGCTATTAAACTATTTGCATTAGTACTCAAAAGTTCTTTAGAAGCTGCAAGTTTACTCTGATTCTTTAATCTAGCATCTTCTAACTCTTTATTAGCAGTTGTTAATTTCAGGTTTTTAACTTCATTTTCAAATTTTTCTTTATCTAAATCCATAATCTTTAAGAAATTATCATATATTCCTTTATATATGGCATCAGCCTCTTTATTGAAATCAACTAGTTCTTGCCCATTCAGAGCAGAACCGCGTAATACTGCTTTCTTAAATTCATCTCCAAGAGCAGGTAGAGTTGCAAATTTCTTTTTAAGTGCCTCCGAACCTCCAGCATAATCTGTCTCAGTAAATTTGAAGCCAAATAAATTATCAGCAGCAACATCAACTGCCTTTTTACGCATATTAGAATAAGTAGTTTCCAGATATTTCTTTCGTGCTTCCTGCTTTACTAATTCTTCTGCAGCTTTCAGTTGCTGCTGTTGCAACTTCTGTATTTTCTCAAGTTCTATAGTTCTATCTTTTTCTGCCTTAAGAATTAAATTTTCAGCAACAAGCAAAGCCTTTAGACCGATTTCACCATCACTATAACGGTCTAACTGAAGTTGATACAGATTCTCGTAGGAATTATAATATTCATCCAAAAGTTCCTGTGCTCTAGTATAATCAGCCCTCTCTTTATCGCCACCAGCCTGCAAACTCATCTCTACACCATATCGTTGAGCGTGGACTTGTGGCCGTGTACTTAGCATTTGAGCTTTTATGGCATCCGGTGTTTGAGTGAAGCCCATCTTCTGCCAATCTTCTTTATTAGCCTTACCAAGGAAATTAACGAAACGGTCAAATGCTTTATCCTTTAAGTTATTCTTGAATTCCTTTAATTTCTTAGATATTTTCTCAATACCATTAAGAACCTCAGAAGGTTTCTTAATAGGTCTAAACATTTCATCTAATTCTAAGGAAGTATCTTTGGCTTCTTTGCCAATTAAGCCGGAGATTTCACTAAATCTATCCTTATAGGTATCTAAAACCTTAGATGATTTCTCTAATGCCTCATCGTATACTTTATTATATTTTAAGCGTTCATCTGCTAATTTCTGATACTGTTGCGTTATTGCATCTACAGCATCAGTACTTGCCGATTTCTCAAATATAGATTTTTCACGTTTTGCTGCTGCTGCTTTATCGAAATCAGCAAATAGACCAGCCATTCTAGCTTTAGATTGTGCCGCTAGATAATTCATTTCGATTAATTTAACACCTACTGCTACAACTGCGGCAACACCAAGAGAGGCAAGCCCACCAAGCAAAGCCAGACCCATACCCTTTAGCTCAGAAGTAAAAGTGGAAAATTGTTTCTTGTAGAATGTAATACCGCTACGACTAAATGCTTCTGATGTACCTATACTCTTATCTGTAGTAAAACGTGCAAACTCAATAAGTTGCCAACCTCTAGCTGCTACTTTAAGAGCAACTACTGCAACTGTCATTGCTATTAAGCCTTGAGTTATTTCTTTTATAATATTTACTAGCCCACCAAACTTGTCAATAAAAGGCATAAGAGTATCAGCAAAACCCTGAGAAACATCAGTTATAAAGAAATTCTTAACCTTATTTATTTCTTTTTGTAATCTAACACCAGAACTTTCAAATATCATTTTCTGTGCAGCTTCATATGACGACTTTGATGTATTCTTAATCTGACTTAACATATTGCCATATATATCTAAGCCAGTACCAGAAAATAACATAGCACCGGTGATAGCTCGCATATCTCTGAAAAATTGACCTATTTCCTCAGATGACCCCTTCGTAGCTTCTTCTAACTTACGCAGTACTCCAATCCAGCTAAATGTTTTGATAGCTGCTTCACCGGAAGAAACTCCCCATGAATCAAATAACTTTTGCATATCCTTAGTCGGCTTAATTAACTTCATTATTACATTACGAATAAAGGTAGACGACATATCAAATTGGACGCCTTGGATAGTCGTAGAAGCAATAGAAGCATTAAGTTCATCAAATGTTATACCAAGTTGGTTAGCAGGTACGGCTATACGTCCATAGGTATTTGCCATTTCGTCTGCACGAACACGACCTAATTCAATTGTCTTAAAGAATTTAGCAGATATCTCATCTGTTTTATCAGTAGTCCAGCCGTAAGCATTTAATGCAGCTGTAAGTAGATTCACTGAATCACTAACAGATGATACTGATACTCTTGCAAACATTGCAGCATCATTCAAAAATGCAAAAGAAGCTGCACCTTCAACAACTTGGTTAGATATCGCTTGATATGCGCCTTCAGCTACGTCAAGTATAGGCAGATTAAAAGCATCTGATAGTTGACGTATACTACTTGACCATTGAGTGAAGGACTGTTGACTTGTCTGTGATATGGTTCGTATTTCTGAAACACGCCTATTGAATTCAATTAAAGTGGTGATTGCTTCACGCATAGCAGTAACAAAAGCACTGAATGTGCGGTGAGCTACTTGAACTATCATTAGACGGGCAAAAGACCGCCAAGAGACTAAAGCCTCGCCTATTGTTTTATTAGTATTCTTTAGATAAGTATCTAATGCTCTCTTGTGACCTCTTGCAGCTCTAGCATCTTCTTCTAACTTAGAATCACCTAATTTCCTATGCGACACTATTATTTTTGCAGCATGGTCAGCAAACTGGCGCTCCATTCCAGTATATGTTTTCTGTGAGCCAGATAACATATCTTTCCAAATAGTATTCATTTTTCTAGAAGAAAGAGCAGGCATATCTTCATTAGCGGCTCGTTTCTGTTTAGCAATGAATTCAATCATTTTACCTTGGGCTGCTTCATAGGCGCGAACTTCTGCTGGAGTAGCTCCGGCCTTTTTTGCTAATTCTGGAGCAGTAATTGCTAATGAATCGCCTCTTTTTCCATAGAATCTTGTGGCACTCGATATCAACTTCTTTTGACTTGCTTCTTCCTTTGCAGCCATTTCAACTCTAGCGCGAGCAAGTTCTTGTTGATAGCCAGCAGCCTGTTTATATGATTCTGCCGTTTGTTTGACTGCTACTTGTAACTTACCTTCTGAAGTTACAGTTTGGGTTATACTCCTACCTAATTCATCATATGCCTGCCTAGCAATTTTCATATTAACTAAACTGCCTGTAACTTCCTTAAATTTTGCGGCAAGAGAATCCAATGCACTAGCAAATGTTTTAGAAACTTGCCCTGAAGCCTGCATCTGTGCAGTAAATTTTGCGATTAGATTAGATAATTCTAAAAGAGGGTCTTTAACTCCAGTAGCGTCTAACCCCCATTCTGCTATTTGCTTTGCCATATTACACCCCTAAAAAGGCAATTTATCTTGTATTTTTACACTCTCGAAATGTAGAAAATCTTCAAGTCTTGGCATATTTCTACCGAACCTGAATGACATGTCCGTATGAAAAGCCTCTTCACCTACTTTTAATGTCCCCCACGGTAGGGCTTTCCTTAAATTATAGCCTGGCGGATGCATAAAGGGTGTGCTTTCAACATCTTGCCAAGCATAGTAATCAAGTGTAATCGGAAAAGTAAATGACTTGAAGCCACCCGGTGTGCTGTGAAACATTTCAGCAGGTATGCCACCTTTTACTCTACCTTCAGCTATTCTATTACGCCCTAGCTTATCTTTCGGAGTGATATTTGGTGCAGGTAGGCGGAGGAAACGAAAAAGAGGTATGAATGTTCCTGCCGCCTGACCTGTCCAAATAGGAACTTCAGCAAAAGCAGCAACAGCGAATGCTCTAGCAGCTTCTTTTAATTCATTCATGATGGCTGTGTCCATCTTCTTATTGAAGTCACCTTTTACTTTTATACGCTTTGCGCTGCCATAGAACCTAGTCCTAAGCATTGTAGTTCCTCGATTTGGCGAATCTGGTCAAAGGCAATTAGTAGAGCTTGTGACCAAATGTCACATTCTCCCCATGAAGGAGAAATATTAGGAGGGCGTATGGCAAATCGTTCACACGCCCTCCATATTGCATAATCAGTTGTTCTACCTTTTGGTATTACTGCTGCTCGCCCACTATTGCCTGAGAAGCTAAAAAACGTTTTCTAGCCTCTTCAAGCTTATCTTCATCTAATGAGTTTGCATTTAACATCGCTCTAAAGAGTAAAGTTATCTCTGCAATAGAAAGACCAGCACTAGTCAATTCCTTGCGATAATTGCCCCAAGTTGTGGGGTTAGACATATCAACTGTCTCCCATTCAAGGTCAGGAGTGGCAGAAATTGACTTAAGGAACGTCCAATGCGTTCTCGCTTGCCCATATTCTTCCAACTTTGCCTTATATTTCGAGTCATTAATATCCTTAATCTTGGTTCCATCCCGATGAAGAAGAGTTGGAGGTTCAGGTTCCACACACATTTTCTCGAAATCATCATATTCGAGAACAGCCTGAAGCTTAAAAACTAAATCCTCTTCAGTCCTAGGGAAAACAACTAACTCTTCGCGTGGCCCGCTTATAACCCTTCCCTTGATTTTCATACATCCTCCTGTAATTACTTTCAGTAATTACTTTTAGTAATTACGTAGTCTGCGCTGACCTAGTAATAGTTGCCTTCGTTATATTACACTTACCTGAAACGGCTACTGACCCACCCTTAGAGTCGTGATTCAATGACTCATAGCGGAAATTACTAAGAACAATTGTCTCGATTTCCTCATCGCCGCAAGGCGGATCATGAACAATTGTAACATCAACAGCATAAGGAGCACAGGGGTCACCAGTATCTGACGTAACCCATGCAGAAGCCTCACCCTCATTCTTAAGAGCATCCTCAATAGAAGGGTCTTCACTAGTAGAAGCCTTAAGGAATTCCCACATGAAGTCAAGACTAACAGAAACAGGCTCCTCATCCTCATTAACTACTGTATCCAGTATGCCTCTATCTTTAACATATTTCCTATTTATGGTCTCAGTATAAGTTAGGTTACCTTCACCTATCTTAACCTCTAGCGTCTCTGCCGGAGTACTGCCATCGCTAATTGTTATAGTGCAATTTTTAAGGTCTATTTGCATCTAGATTCCTCCTGTG